TTCGACAGAAGCCAGGCCATGCGCGGGTAGTTGATGCTGGTGCCTAGGTCGTTTCCGGTGATCGCCGCGTTTTGCGCGGTGACAGCGGTTACGCCGTTGGCGCTCAGGACCAGAATCGGCATCGACACACCGAGGTTCGCGCCCGCTTGGCCGACTGCAACGCCAGTCACGGTGTAATTCATGATGACGTTTGCGTTCGCGGTGCCGGTGCCGAAGGTCAGCGTCGGGGTCGAGGTCTGCGTGTTGCCCAGGGTAATGGGCCACATGGCAATCAGGTTACCGGAGTTGGTCAGGTTGGCGCCCAAGGTCAGGACAGCGCCGCCCGTGCCGGTGTCGGTGATCTGCTGAATCGCCGTGATGGTGCCCGGCGCGGTCAGGCCGGCGCCGCCGTACTGCACGGTGACGGTGTTGATGGTGCCGTTGTTGTTGATGTTGGCGTAGAACGTCGGCTCGATGAACGGCAGCGTCTGGTTCGCGGCGGGCGTCCACACGATGATCGGGTTTTGCGTGAAGTTCCCGCCGGTGGTGACGGTGACGGTGGTATTCACGGACCCGCCGACCAGCGTGCCCCACGTCGAATTGCCGGCGCTCGGGGTGACGGTGACGGTGTTGTAGCCGTTGGCGTAGTTGCCGTTGCCGACGTTGTTGATGATCGCGCCGACCGGGCAGCCGGTGGTGTTGGCCAAGCGGAAGTTGGCGCCATCGGACGGCACGGCGGTCATTTCGCCGGGCTGCGTCGAGTAGTTGCGCCACCGCTGCGCCCACGGATCGAACATTTGCAGGTCGGTGTAGCGCCCTGCCTGCACCAGCCAGTTGCCGGGCGGCAGCACGAACACTTCGCCGCCGTTCAGGCAGATGGGGAGCGCGGTGAACTGGCGCGAGATAAGCTGCGAGCCAACGCCGGGCTGCTGGAAATTCACCCGCGGCGTGATCTGATTCGCGCCGGGATAACCGATTTTTTCAAAACCCATTTCAGCCTCCCTTTACAGCGACAGCGACGAGTAGGAGCCTACCCGCGTGCATGATTTCGGCTTGACGTTGACCAGTTCGGCCACGGTCAGTACCGCGCCAACGTAGCCAACCTGCCAGTTGGACAGGGTGGATTCAAAGCCGGTGAACGAGAACGACGCCTGCTCATGGATGTACAGGTTGATGTAGTTCGTGTTCAGCAGGTATAGGTAGCCTTCGGGGCAGTCCGGGTCACAGAATACCGGGATGCCGGCCACCATCAGCGCGCGGAAGCTGGAGCGCGGGCCGTCCTCGGTCTGATCGAAGCCCGAACCAGGGGTGATGACGTAATCCTCCTGGTTGATGTAGTCCTGCGCCAGGTAGGTCCAGGTGCCCACGCCCAGGACGCCGAAATTCGGCATTTCGCCGGACGCCTTGTAGGTGCCGGCGATGTACTGCATGACGTTCTGGCGGGTCGGCGCGACGCTGCCGGCGTTGTAAACCGTGGATTTCCACCACGTATTCAGGGTCCGGTTGATGTTGCCGTAGGTGGTCAGGTTGGTGCCGTCGTCCACGGCGCCGGGCAGACCGATAAAGGCGCTGTTGTCAGACGTGTTGTTGTAGACCGCGTTGCTCATCAGGGCGCAGGCGACGTTGGTCGAGTCGTTCATGGTCGCTTCGATGCGCGGGATGACCGCGTGCGCGTCCTGCACGATGCCCTCCATGCCGAGGTACGGAATGGGCACGATCATCAGTTTCAGATCGTATTCACCCAGATACGCACCCTGCTGGACCGCCGGCTGGTTGAACGTTCCGGAGTAGTCCGACCATTGCGCGTTCACGAAGCTGGCACCCTGCACCGGCACGCTGACCGAGGACACGCCGCCCATTGCGGGCTGGCTGTTGCCGATCAGGTTGCCGAGTAGCGGCGTGTTGTTGTAAATCTGAACGACCATCTTCGGGACGAAGGCGCGCCGCGTGATGTACGTCAACTCGGTGCCTATTGCACCGCTGGGGATGATACCTTGCCCGAGGACCGCCATGATCTAAGCTCCCTTTACTGGTAACCGTTGGCGCCGAGTTTTACCCGGCCAGCCTTGATGTCTTCGATCGCCTGATGCGCTTCATTGCGCGCCCACTTCTTGATGTCGCCTGCCGCCTTGATGTCCTTGCCGCTGACGGGCATGGTGATCTGGTGAATATGCGACGGCGAAGGCGTGGCGGTTTGCGTTTCCAGATCGTAGAAACGCGCCGCAGTATCGTGCGACGGAATCTGTTTTTCGATCATGAGCTTTTCGATGGAATCGATCTGCTCTTGCGTGTAGCCTTTGTTGCGCAGGCCGTCACGCTTGGCGCGGATGTTTTCCGACGCGTTGCGCTCAAGTTCGCGCTTTTCGAGTTCGTTCAACTTGTCGGCGTAGGGCTTGACCGCGCCGAGGATGCGGTTCTCGGTGTCGATTTCGGGAATCGGCAGGTTCGGATCGTCGGCTTTCAGTAATACCTGAAACGCCCGGCGTGTTTTCGGGTTTTCCGACAGTTTTTTGGACAGCGCCGCGAGTGAATCGCGGGTCGCGTCGTCCATATCTTCCAGGGAGGTAGGCATAATCAGCGGGTGTCGCCCGGTTTCTTGATGCGCATGTCATTGGGCGACATGGCGCCACCCTTGCGGGCGCTGGACAGGCCACCCAGAGCGGCGAATCGGGGCGGGTTGACCACGCGGCCATTGTGGCGGGCGTTGTCGAGTTCGCCGCGTTTGCCACGGCTGGACGGTTCAAGGTAGCGGGTTGCCATGTCTTTCCTTACGCGGCCATCGCTTGAGGCATGCCGCCGGGCGCGCCGCCGGGCATTCCGGCTGGCATCCCCGGCGGCTTGGCCCCGGCTCCGGGCTGGCCGCCGCCGCCCATTGCCTGCAATTCGGGGGATTTCATGCCGGCCTGCTGCATGAGGATTTTTAGTTCTGCGGGAATCAGCGGCTTTGCCGAGTCGCGTTTTTCCCCAAATGACTTGACCAGGGCGCCCATTGCCGACATCAGGGCCTGGCCTTCCTTGGATTCCGCGCCAAACGGCGGCAGCGATTTTTCCAAGAGGTCCATTGCCAGGCTGATCTGGATCATCGCCGCCTGCTTTTCGCCTTCCGAGTTCTGCGGCGTGGTCATCGGGGCGCCGACTGGTGCATTGTTGGGGGCGCCCGGCTGACTGGGAGGCGCACCGCCGGCACCCTTTCCGGCGCCGGACATCAGTTGCATCAGTTTATCGGGAGGTACGCCCATGGCTTTGTAGTGTAAGCACTAACTAACATTGGTGTCAAGCGTCAAATTCCGCCGACATTTCCAACCTGCCCCATATACCGCTGGATCATCAGGATTTGGTAGGCGGTCAGGACGCCGTTGTAAACGAGGATTTCGCGCACCGCGATGTTCGCAAAGGCAGAGCCGGAACGATTCGCGCCCACGCTGATGCCGCCTGGATTGTTGCTGCCCGCCGTGCCGGTCGTGTTGACCGCCGCATTGCCGGCACAGGCGCCGTATTGCGAGGTCGTATTGTTCATGTAAAAGTTTGTGACGGCATGCACGCCGATCGGGATGGTGCCGTCCGCTGTGAGTCCCGATCCGGCGTTTGCGGCAATGGTAGGCGCGCTGGCGCTTCCGCCGGCAGTCAGGGATGCGGTTGCCGTGCTGCCGTCGAGAAGAACGGCATTGTTCGCCCACGAAACCCATGTGAACGTCATAAAAAACGCGCACGGTTGGGCCAGCGTGAATGCTGCCGTCATGTTGCAGGCAGCGCCGTCGAACAGCAGGCTCCCATCGGACAGGACGGTTGGCCGCGCTGATCCGGATGCGGTCAGGCTGGCGACCTGATTGGACGAATCCGCCCAAGTGGAACAGACGCCGCCGGAATTGGTCACGCCGCTGCGATAGCGATACCACGCGGAAAGTTGCGAGCGGAACAGCGGCTGCAATTGCGATCCCCGCGTGTGCCTGATTTTCATAGTCCGTATCCTGCGGTGCAGCGCAGCGTCGATCCGGTATTGCTTGCGATGACCGACAGCACGGCATTGGGAGGGAGTGAAAAAGTCTCGACGGTGTTGCCGAGCATTTCGAGGAAGTTGCCAACTACTGCGGTCGGCGGCGCGTTGGCGGTCGAGCCTATGGCGATCGTGACCGCCTGCGTACCGTTGACCTCAAGCCGGTATTGGACCGACCGGCCAGGCGTGGCGGTGATGTCGCATGTGAGCGATTGCGCGGATGCCGTAACGGCGATGCTCGCGGTGTTGCCGACTGCGCCGTTTGATCCTGGCATGAATGCCTGCCCGGTGTCGGCCAGGGCATGGGCGCAGAAAAACAGCAGGAAAGCGGCTAACAGTCTCATGGTTTTCCGGGTGGATTCGTTACCGGCGCCCGAAGGCGCCGGCCAGGGTGCGAGGGGCATCACTCCCCCGGCTATTTAGCGATGCTTACGTTTGCCGCGACGCATGATGGCTCCTTTCGTTCTCACCCAATGGGTGAGCCAACACCACAGCAGTTAAGGCCGCTATGCGTCGCCTTGTGAGTGTGTACTCACTTTTCAACCTGCAACTTACCACCACCGCCAGATTTTTGCAATGCCTGCGCTTCTTCCATCTGTTGCTTGTGCTGCGCGGCCACAGCCTGCGCGTGCTGCATTTCCTTGTACCGGACCTTGAGCGCCTGGATGTTCTGCGGCTGCTCGGCGTCAAGTACCGCTTCGCCGTCGATGATGTGACGGTCGAACATGGCATAGGCGCCGTTTTTCTGATCTTCGATGAATACCGGGCTGCTGCTGTGTGCGTCCACCTTCACCATGTAATCCTTGGTGAACTGCTCGGCAATGAATTCTTCTTCCTTGCCGTTGCCGATCATGACAAGCGGGTCTTTGTTGTGCTTCTGGTCTAGCTGCACGTATTGCAGGCCGATGCGCTCCAGCGAATCCTCGATCACAAGGGCGCGCTTTTTGCTGCGGCTGCTGCCCAGTTGCGCCAGGCGGTCGGTCTGCCCCTTGGAGCGCACGCCGGCCTCGCCTTTGCCTTTCAAGACATTGGACAATCCGATAGTTTCATCGAACATCATGTCTATTTCGTGGATGTCGGTCCATACATCAGGCGGCAGAAGGGGCTTGTGTTCCGTGATTTTCGCCAACGGGTCTTGCGAACTGATAAGCGCGCCTATCAGGCGGGCGGCGTCGTTTTTTTCGTCCACGGCGCCCCATACGCCGAACATGGATTTCGCCGGGTCCACCATGCGGTCCATCAGCCTATGGATTTGTCCAAGCCGATGCTCGCGCTCGCCTTGCAGGATGATGCACTTTTGGACTTCCGACTGGCCCCAGAAATAATCTGACATCGGATTCGGGCAAATCTTGGTGAACGGGTGGTCGGACTGCAAGAACATTGATTTGCTCGTGTCCTCCGGATCGTAGGAGGGACGATCGTAAATCGTGATACCGGGGTCGGCCATCGTGACCACGCGCCAGCCGCCGTCGCGCCAGTGTCCATCTTTGGACTTGAACGTGTCGTCCCACACCCACAACTCTTTCATCTCGATCAATTCTTCGGCGGTGCGCGGAACCATCGCGTCATAGGCGCCGGCCAAGGGGGCGTTGACGTTGCCTTGAATATTCGGGCTGACCTGGCTGGTGATGATGCGCTGCACGCCTGCCGGTAGTTCGTTTTCGTCGTCGGCCTTGCGGTTGGCGTTGATGCGCGAGAGCAGCAAATCCTTGTTCGGATGGTTTTCCAGATCGCGGCGCAACTGATCCTTGGTGGTCATGAAAACGTGGACGAATGCCTCCTGCCGGTCGAGCAAGGGAATGTCCTCGCGCAGCACGCCGAAGTCGCCGGGGTAGATGACGAACGGATGCGTTTCGGTCTTGCGCTGCACCAGCTTGAAAATGATTGTCGCGTAGGTCAGTGCGTCCTTGACCGCCATGCCGAACATCATGTCGCAGTTGGAATCCTGCCACCGATCGTTCAGGCGCTCGATCAGCGGCGGGATTTTCGGCATCTCCATTTTTTTATCGACGCCCGCGCCGAGCTTGATCGAAAACCTCGTGGTTTCCGCAGCGAACAGGAACGATGCGAGAGAATCCATGCTTGCGTCGATCTTGTTGAAGATCGCCGGGTCTTGGCCTGGCGCGCTGCCGAACATGGAATACGAGCGCATCGACTCGTACATGGCTTTGCGCTGTCCCCGGCTTACCAGGCATTTGTCGATCAAATCCCAGTAGAAGGCTTCGCGCTCCTCGACCTTGGGGATTTTCACGCCGCTTTGACCTTCTTGATGTCTGCGGCCTCATCCGGGGAGCGCTTGCCGATGACGGCCTTGCGCGGGGCGGATTCGGTAAGCGATTTCATGTCCACAGGCGCGGGGTTGCCGTATTTCTGCATGGCCGCGACTGCGCCGCCCTGTTTGGCGCTGGGCAGCATGCCCCACGGACTCGGGAAACGCTTGCGGATTTCCTCGTTGTGGGCCTGCACCATCTTTTCTTGCGGGCTTGGAATGCGCGCCGCCGTGGTGCCGCCGTGGTTGTTCATGTCCGATAGCCCGTAGGCTTCAGCGATGCCCGCCAGGGTGTTGTCGATCGCTTTGGTGCGGCCGCCGGTACTGATGCCGACCGGGGTATAGAACCGTCGCTCAATGCCGATGGTGCAGCCGTAGGGGCATGCACCCGTGTTGTTTTCAAACGGGCCGTGGGCGGCGCAGCGCCATTCCTTGTTTATGCTCATTCCGTTAGTGTGCCCTCACTAACTGGATTTTGTCAAATCCCCGGCGCTCTGCCTCTGCCGATCACCGTCAATTTCGGGTAGCGCCCGCCGATTTCGACCGACAATTGCGCCGGCATGTGCTTGGGCGTGGTGCGGCGCACGAGTTCTCGACGAGCGCCGACTTTTTTGACATCCATGACGCCGGCATCCCACGCGCGGCAAAACCTCGACAGGGCGCGCTGTTTTTCGTCCGGCATCGGGTAATTGCCGACCAGCCAATCATAGAACTGCGTGTGCGACCAGCCGATTTGCCGGATCAGTGCCAGGGTCGGCAGTTCGCCCCGCACGTTGCCGACGCGCGACCCCATGCCGGGCTTGACGTAGCGGCGCAGCCAGCGGCGCAACTCGGGTTGGGACATGACCTCGATCACGCCACCCTCTTGAATTTCATCACTTCCTGCAAGTATCGGTCCACGTTTCGCCCAACCGCGCTAGAAATCGGCTTGGCTTCCGGCTTGTCGGCATTCTCGCGCATGACGCGCAGCATCGCCAGCCTGATCTGCATCGAAAACCATGCCATAGTCGCCAGTGCGGCGGCAATCACGCGGTCATCTTTCGAGCGGCCCGGCGCCTCTATCTGGCCTTCCTCGGTGCGCTCGACCTTTTTCATTTCCTCCAGAAGCGCAATCGAGTTGACGCCGATGATGCCGCGCTCGTGGCCGTCCTTGAAGGCGTTCATCATGCGCTCTTTGGTGTCGGTGGTGGTTTTCCAGTGAAATGCGTATCCGCCGGCTCCAGTCGAATCGGGGCGCCGGTAAAGATAGTTGTCGAGGTTTGAACAGGTACGCGCGATCGCCGGGTCCAGACCGATGGCGGTGCCGGCGTACTGGCGGGCCTTCTGTAAATACTCCCACACCAGCATGCCGGGACCGTTGATTTCCAGGGTCATCATGACGTTGGGATTCTGCGCCTTGTTGTCATACAGGCTGGTCAGGAACAGGATGAGCCAGGCGAATCTCTCGGTCGAACAATTGGTGGTGCAGAACTCGGCCACCTGCTCCATGCCGTCGGCGAATACCCGGAAGATTTGCAGCGCGAACTGGTCTTTCCATTCGGTCGAACCGTAGGCCGGGTCGGCGCCGATGCAGTAAAAAGCGTTCGCCTTCGGTTCCTCCCAGACTTTCAACTGACAGATGGACTCGTAGGCGTCCACCAACCGGGTTTCTTCCATCGTCAAACCGAAGTGGACATTGTACGGCGTGAACTCGCGTTCGGATGCGACCTTGCGGCGCTGGTTCAATCCATCGTTGGTGAAAAACTTGCTGCCGCTGGTCTGGAATGCGTAGTCCTCGGTCGGCGGAAAGTTCGCCATCAATTCCTCTTTGGTGTCGATTTCCTCGGCGCCCATCCATCGCCACCATGCAATCTGTTCGTCGTCGATGTCGAAATCGTAGATGCGCTTGACCTCATCAATCCATTTTTTTTCTTCCGGGTCAATTTCGCCATCCCAGTAGACAAGGTATTCTTGCGAACCTTTTTTCTTGCGGTACAGGTCATTGCGCCACCAGCCTACGAAAATCGCCTTCTGCGTGCGCGACATCTTGGCGATGCGCCACATCTCCTCGAACTGGTTGAACCCTCGAGCGGTCGATTCGTAGAGGTACAGGCGGCGCGGATTGGATTGCGCCAGCGATGAGCGGATGTCGGCTAACGCGCCCTCGTCGCCCCAGTTGCTGACCTCGGTCGCGTGCATGTACATGATGGCCTTGCCGACGCCGACCGAGCGGTTTTCCTTTTTTTTCGTACCGACCACCTGATACGCGATCCGGCTCCGGTTCTTGATGACCATCTGCGAGCGGTTGTGTTGCTTGATCGGACGCTTCCATTTGTTCGGCAGGCTGTCGCAGTACATCGACAGCGTGGTGCGGAACATTTCGCGGTTTTCCTCGGTGTCGGTAATCAGCGTGCCGGACGTACCGCCGTATTTGAAATGCCAGTACAGGTCGAGCGCCAGGCATGCGGTGGAAATCATCACCTGCCGGCCTTTGAGCACCACGAACGTATGCACGCCGCGCGCCAATCCCTCGGCAACCTCCTGGATGAAATATTCCTGCGTGCCGCGCCAGCTTGCACCAAGGGAAACTATCCCTAGTTCCTTGGTTTCAATCTTCAGGTCTTTGCAGAACTCGCGGAATTCGGGGAGGTTAAACAGCATCCCATTCGTCCGGAACGTTGAATTCCCAGAACCAGAAATCCCAGATCATGACCCAAGTTCCCGAAACGCCACCCACTTGCCCATGATGACATCCTTGCGCGAGACACCCTTGACCGTGTTGTTGCAACCCGGCAAGCTCGACAGCAAGTGATCGATGACTTTCAGCACCTGCACGTCGGTCGGCCCATCGCCCTCGATGTCGCCGGTGATGGTGATCGAAAATTCGTCGTCAACGTGGCTGTAGACAGACTGGATGTTTTTCACATTTTCTCCGACTCGTGCTTGCCCCAAATCTCCGCGCGCAGGTACTTTCCCTTGCTCGGCGCCGTGATGAATCCGTGAAACTGCTCCTCGGTCACGCCGCGGTACACCCAGGTCGATCCGTCCTTGAACTCGACGAACATTTCGAGCGACGATGGATCGTAGCCGAACAGTTTGCACAGCGACGACTCGCAGGGGAACATGCGCAGCGGGCGATTGCGCGCCACCCGTTTGACGCCAGGAGACTGCGCCTCGATCATGACGGTCCGATCGGCAACCCGGTCGAGTTCAGCAACGATCCGGTCAACGTCTGCTTGATGTGCGACGCCTCCAGTTCGTTGATCTTTTCCTGCGCCGCCTGTTTCGCCGCCTCGATATACCCATCGATCGCATGCGCCAGGGACCGCGCGTTCGGAATCTCAAACGGCACCGGAATCGGCTGTCCGCGCCAGTTCAGCGTGATCTGGCCGTACCACTTGATCTGTCGTTCGGCATCCCGAAATCCATCGCCTCCGACCGGCGTCATGCGCGTGAGCATGCCGTGCTTCTGGTCGGTGAAATTGTCCTGGTGCCACATCCCCGACTTGTCGAAATTCTCCAGATGCGAAAAATCCATTACACCCTCCTGTTCACCCTCGTTGAAACCCGACTAGAAACAAGCCGCACGATCTGCCACGGACGAGGAGGGGCGCGGCGCAATCTCTCCCGCAAGTGCCGGAGGAGGGTAGGTGGGAGGGCGGGAAGCGGCTTGTTGCTGGTCGAGTCTCCGAAAAACCCGGCAGCCACCAGACCGCCGGGAAGTCCACTCATCAATCGGAGACAACGGCTCTATTTTGCATAAACCATCGGGCGAGTCAATGGAATGTTGAAATTTTTTGGGAAAGGGCGAGGTTGGATGCCCCGCGTCCACGAGGGCCAAGACCCAACCGAGCCGAGGCCCAAGGGCGTCAGAACTCACCCGGACGGCCTATGTTAGTAAGCACTCACATCGGAATATTTTATAATCTTCATTATGTTAAATTCGCTGCGATGCAATAACCTTTTACAATCAGTCCCTTACGTGAAAATGGCCGCTGTTACACCTGCATACCACCAGATGTGGTGCCGCACACATTCCGTTAGCATAAAGATCGCACGCGAGCGCCAGGTCGACGTGCGGCACAGTTGCCTATTTTTTGTGCAAATGTTTAATTGACCGAGAGTCATTATAAACAGTGGGCGGGAGCCGCTGGGTCAAACAGTCATCCGATGACATAAAATGTTGCATGTGGCGTTGCATTGTTGCACTCTCTTAGAGTGCTGCAACAATGCAACACTGTGGCACTGTTGCAAAACTGTTGCATGCCACGTTCTGCAACATGCAACAATTTCCCGTAACACGTTGATTCTTATAGCCCTACCAAAGCCAAATTATATGCTTGTGGCATCCAATTATGCCAGCGTCCTGCAACGTCACGAGTGCTCGACTCCATGACGAACGCATAGCTGTTGCACTCATTTCCGGGACCGAATCCTGGAATTGCTGGCGCCATGCACCAACATCGAGCAGACGCTTGCCGCCTGGTATGGCGCTGGTTTCGGTGGTCAGTTGGGCGTCTTGGGCGAGTTCCTGAGCGATTTTGAGCGCCCGCGCGGCATAGCCTTTGAGGGGTTTGGATGCGTGGCGGGCGGGTTGGGCGCCGTCCATCGTAGGCTCGACGATGCAGGCCGTGATCGGGTTTCCCCACTGGTTTGTGCCCAGATCGATCGGGCGGAGTTTGGCGGATAACTCCATGCCGTGGCTGCCGAGGTCGCGCTGCTTGGAGACCTTGGCGGTGCGGATGCCGGTCGATTCGTCGTGGATTATCTCTATCTCGGTGTCGCACCTGGCGCGCAGAAGTGAATGGCCACGCGCTCCCTTGGCGGTATCCTTTCCTGTGTGATGAATCCACAGGATATGCGCGCCGGTAAGCTCCAGAAGCGTGTTTGAGTTTGCGACTAATGCACCCATATCGGCGCTGTCGTTTTCGTTGCCGCCGGCCATCGCCGATGAGAGTGTATCGATGATGATAAGCGCGGGTTTTACGCCCCACTCCTTGGCGCGGTCGAGTGATAGTTTTGCGAGTAATTCCGTATCTGCACCGGAACTGCACATGTTTATGCCGGTTTTCACCACACCGAGCGGGTAATCGTCCTCCAGTTCTCCGGCATGCAGGCGGATGGCGCGGATGCGGCGCTCGATCGTTTTGGCACCCTCGGCAGCGACGTAGATCACGCAGCTCTGAACGGTGCGCTTGCCAAGCCACTCCCGGCCCTTCGCCATGGCTTTGGCGAGGTCCAGAACAAGGTAGGTTTTGCCGCTGTTCGATTCGCCGTACCAGACCGACATTGCGCCGGCAGTCAGAATGTCCTCTAAAATCTCGTTTGCGCCGTCCTCGACGCCGGACACATCCTTGGCCCAGACGAACGGGAGCAGCGGTTCCTGGGCCGTTTTAGAGGCTTCCGCAGGGACTCCCTCCCGCTCCGGCTCGTCAAGGTAAGACGGCAGATGGTCCGGCGCAAAGTTCATGGCCCAACCTTATTTAATGGATTTGGCTGGAACTCCGACCACGGTTTGGCCTGCCTGTACGTCTTTAAGCACCACCGCACCCGCACCGACAACGGCGCCCGCACCGATGCGCACGCCGGGCAGAATGATCGCGCCTGTGCCGATGAATACGTTGTCCTCGATCGTCACGTTGCCCATCAATTGTGCCGCTGGTGAAACAGTCACGAAATCGCCGATGTTGTTGTCATGGCCGACCACCACGCTGAAATTGGCATGGAAGAACCGACCGATGCGCGCGGGCGTGCTGATCGCCACGAATGGCATGAGGATTGCGCCCTCGGCGATGAACGTCCCTGGCGCGATGTAGGTGCGCGGACTGGTAATCGTGAACGGGATCAGGCCGGCATCGATGCACCGCTGCGCCATCGCCTGCCGGTGTTTGGAATCGCCGACCGCGACGTTGAAATGCGTCCCGCCCGCATCAAGGAACTGATCGATTGTGAGCGTATCGGGCTGGGCATACTTGGCATCGGCCAGCAAATGGCGATCATGACCGCCGATCAGCGGGAAAACTTCGCGGCCGAATCCGCCGGCACCGTATAGACCGATTTTCATTTCGCCCCCTTGAATAGTGGAACCTCGCGCAAATCCGGGTACTCGACGATCTGGTCCGGGTAGTCCTGCGTGTATTCCATCAAGTGCAGGCCGCGCGCAGCTTTTTCCGGCGTCATATATGCCTGCCAGCCTTCCATGGTCACATCCTCGACGGCAAATGCGGGCCACTTCCGTCCACTGTAGCGTGCGGCGCGCAACCAGTCGGCTGCGGCCGGATCGTTGGTCAGCACCATGCCACCCTCGCCGATGGGCAGCCGTTTGCGTGCATGGAATGACAGGCAGTGCAAGCCGCCCTTGTACATGCCGCGATACCAGCGCAAGGCGCCGTCAATGATCGGCGTCGGCTCCAGGCGGTACGTACCGTGCCACTCGTAGTCGATGAAATGCGGGATTGCACCAGCATGCCGGACGGCCATCGGGACGGATATGAAGGTGCGCGCCGGCATGATGACCTCCTCGGGGCGGCAGTATTTAAGGCATAGGAATATTGCAGCGGTTCCGGTCATCGTCGCAACGCCGTACTTTGCGCCCGCAAACTCGGCGACGCGCTGCTCGAATTGCTCGACTACATCGAAAGCCTTCATACATGCTTCCGCAGTTCCGCGTTCTCGGCCAGGAGTCGCTTCACCCGTTGCGAGCGCGAATCAAGGAACGGCTGTGCGCGCATCTTGGCCGGGATTCGATGCTCGGTGCGCCACACCCCGCTTACAAGATGTAACCCGCTCGGATCGCTCGATGGCTGGTAAATGATGTCGGTCAGAATACGGTCGGTGCCGTCTATGCACTCCCCCGACGAATGCCAGCACGCAGAATGCATCAGCAGCGCGTCGCCCGGCTCCATTTCGTATTCGCAGACTTCAAGACCGGGAAACACGTTGATGTCCAAGTGCCCGGCGTCTGCCATGAAACCGTACTTGTGCGAGCCGCGTGCGATCTTGAGGCAACCGTTTTGCCGTGTCGATGGCGTCAACGCAACGAATGCGGATAGTTTTTCCGGCCATCCGAAGTGATAGCCGGTATCCTGATGCCAGAACACGGCGCCGCGCGAGTGC